GTCTATTTCAAGACATCTTGCCAAAACAGCGAAGAATTCTCTTGCGTCGATAGGGGTAAAGCTCAAGTCATGACGACTACGAGACTTTGCCATGGAAGTACTCCAATGGATAAACGCCAATATAAGGACATACAAATACGCGGGTTCAAATCACCACACGAACTCGTCATCCTTAACAAGAGCAGTAACAACACTACTCAAGCACGCGTTGGGTAGAAGAGCCATCGCAACCCCAGTTGCTGGGGACTCCCATGAAACAGGGACAATTAAGGTGGCTTTAAACTGCGCGTAATCAGCTACTCGCTTCACCGTGACCCCATTCAAGACCTCGGAAATTACTCGAGGAATTTTCAGGGAAACGTCAGTGGTGCGAACGAGGTTACTCGCCTTTCGTCTTAAGGTTAGGGTCTCGCGACCCCCCACAAAGGTCTCATCACGATTGGTATAGGTTGCGGTATCACCGCTTATGCCTGTACCTGTAAACGTATGAGCCACAGGGGTAGGACTAGTACCGTCATTGATGACGATCGGAGCATTAGCGCTCATTTGGATCTCCAGATATTGGAGGTGGAAAAACAGGACTGGGTTGATGCAAAGAAGCAACAACTCACTTAAGCAGGCCCACACGTAACTATACCTTCTTGACCCACCCGATTAGAAGTGCAATCGAGTCGGCAAGTCGTTTAGAGTTAATAGGGTCCTGCTTTAGTACAAACAAGTCCGGAAAGGGAAAGTCCGACACTGTTTTTCTCTCGAATTGAGTGTGGGTTCCCGGGCCCGAATGCTCCTCGACGACGATATTTCCGCCTGTCAAGGTAGTTTCACCAGACCACTTCAAGTACGTGGTCTCGGTGCCGCCGCTGAAGGTGAAAGGTATAGTTGCATCTAAAGCGCCTAGCCAATCGCCCACGCTGAGAAACCAATCAGCAACGAAGCTGAGTGTAGTGGCTTCCCAAGCTGCCTGAGTAAGGTTAGTTACACCTATCTCAGACAGTTGCAGGTACAATATGTTCGTTAGATAAGCATCATAGCGAACACGTGCACCATACTCCATCTCCAGAACACGTCGTGTGACAGTGCCTGTAGTGGGGTAATATCGACCCACATAGCCTGTGTACTGTTCAGCGATCATGGGCTCTTTCAACTTGTAAGAGGATTTCCCACGAGCAGTGACCATGTAACGGTTATATGAGCCGTCGTCCTTTTTGGACAAAGCTTCTATAGCCCCCTGAACATCGAGTATAGTGGGGATCACCCCATATCTCCATGTGAGCCAGCAATCTGGCAGTTTTTTCCAATCTTCATCGGAAGGGGGAGGCGGTACGTACTTTTTGGGCATACTTCTTCGGGGCTTTTTGGCCCTTGGAGGTTTGACCTTACGCTTTTTCTTCTTCGCAACGATGAATTTGCAGAAGTCGATTACTGTCTGTACCGCATCTGTGGCCAGATTAACCGTGTCTTGCCTTTCGGCAAAAGCGACAGAAAGGTTAACTGTTTGATCCTTTAACGCTAACAGGCCCTTATTCCGAGCCAATCTGAGACTTTGGTCGCAGACTGCAGGAAAAGAAGTCGGGAGTCCCGTCAGATTAGGGATACCAGCTAAGAAGGAGTTGTTGCCGGCGAAATTCGTCCAGGTCTGAAACCAGTACGAAAATCGAAGATACTCATGTTTAGTGAGTGACCCATGATAAGGGGACGGCTGTTGCCATCCATCCTCTTCAAACGGGTTTACCGTCAACCCAGACGACTGAAAGAAGAGCTCAGGTAACCTCCCAAAACTTTTGGTTCGGGATCTGAGAATCTCACAACTCCAGACTTGAGATAAGTGGCAGTTTTATCCGCTACTTTCGTAGAGCCGGAGCTAGGAAGTCTAATCATGCTATGTGCACTCCATGAGGTTAACTAAGCCTCAAGCACATTTACTTAGAAGGCCCTTAGCTTATAGA